AGCATTAAATGGGATGAATTTTGAGTGTGTTAGTGCTTTACAGATTGATTTAGACATTAACACACCTGGTACAGCTACATTCCAAGCAATATCTACGAAAAATCAGTTTGGTAACGGGAGAAAATTAAGAGTTATTAATGGGACAGTTGTGAATACTAATTGCACGTTCCAAGTTACAACTGGTAATTATTATTTTGATATTAATGATTGGTTTGTTATAAATTATTTAATAAATAATACTATTGCATATTTTACAACACATTGTCACATAACAACTTTAAATTTGTCAAGCGGTTCAACAACAAACGCTACATTAGGGTTAGAAATTGATAATCTTATCCAGAATGGTAATGCTATATTGGCTACACCTAACGGACAAACAATAGAAATTAACACAACACATGACGCTAACGGGGCAGACGAGTTAAGTCCAACCATTACAGCAAGTCCAATAAATGTAACAGAGTTTGTTGGTGGGATAACAACTATTATGGATAGTTCTTTAGCTTCTGCATCTACTACTAGAAAAATAAGTTTTCCAGTATTTGCAGACCAGACAACATTCTCAATAGCTTTTGATATTAAATATACTGGATATACAGGATATACTTTGTTAGGACAAGGTGACGGGTATTTATGGTTCCCGAGTTCAGTACCATCAAGATTTTATTTTTATTTGACACCATCTGATGCATATTATTGTACGCATGGTATGTCAAACAATGGGACTAATTATAGGATAGTAATAACAAAATCTTTAGGTAATGCTATGAAGATATATGTTAATGGTAGTTCAAAATCTATAAGCGTTACAGGTAATGCAACAACATTATTAAATGAAGATTTTAACTTTTCAACTTTTGCAGGACAAGTTACAGGAGACGTTTTATTTTTCCAGACAGAAGTTGATTCAACATGGGTTTCAGCAGATTATGCAAAATTTGTAGCAAACAGTAATAACTCACATATGCAATATGATGATACAGAACCAAACCTGATTGCAGGGTGGCACGTAAATAGTTATACAAACGCAGTAACAAATATGATATTAAAATATGACGGGACTTTAGCTAACTCGCAAATATTTAAAGGAGCATTCAATTATGTTGATGCTACAAGTTCAGCAGTACCAATATTTACTTATTTTGGTAGTGCAACAAGTTCAGATAATATTAGAGTTATAACAAATACAGACATAGGTGGAGCAGGGATATCTATTACGGTGATTTAAAATGGAATATGTATTTACAAATATTAAAGAAAGAGAAGATGGACAGATGGAATTAACAATGACTTTAGTAATGCCTAAAGAAATGTTTAATGAAACTGTTGCTAATGCAAGATTAGGAGAATTACAGACGATAGTTGATGAAGTGATAGAATGACAGATATATCTGAAACTATGTTTGATAGAATAATGGACCATGATTTAGAGCTTATTGCTTTAAGTAGACATAACCTATTAGCACAACAAGATATGCAAAATTTATTAAGTTTAGTAAAAGAATTTTATAGTCATGACACATATCAACATTGGCAAAAGAAATATGATACAGTAATCCAAAATGCTCAAACACGGTGAACTTTTACATTATGAATATCTAAGTAATCTTGTTTCTAATTTAGACCTTGTTGGAGAAGATAAAAGAAACATTGTATCAGTTATTTCTGAACCTATATGGACACCTAAACCTTTTGAATGCCATACACTTTGTGATTTAATTATACTATATCATGATAAAACTGCTTCTGCAGTAGAATTAAAAGGCAGCATAGGTCAAAGACATAAAGCGATTAACCAGATAAAAGCAGGTAGAGATTATATTTTAGATATTTTAAATTTTGAATTTAAATATGGATTGTTTGTGGTATATTATGATGGTGGTTACAAACATGAGAGGATATTAATTTGATATATTATATAATTTATAAATTAATATTTATAAATAGTAAAAATATATTTTAGGTATGACTAATATGGAGGAGAAATCAATGCAGAATCTTAACGTCAATTTTGCAGTTCCTATAAAAGAATCTGTACAATCTGGAAAAGATTTTATTATTAAAGGAGAAGCAATCCACGAAATAACAACTAGAAATGGTGTATTTTATTCTTCGGAAGAATTAAAGATGGCTCATCCAAGTTTATCTGGCAAACCATTATTAAAAGACCACAATAATTCTATTGAAAGTATTGTTGGAAGAGTTCAAAAAACAAGCTTTAATGATATGGGCAAATGTATAATGTTTGAAGCTAAAGTAATGGATAAGATGTGCCAAGAAATGATTTCAGACGGTAGAATCAATAGTGTCTCTATTGGTGCAATGGTTAAAGAAGTTAATAGAGAAACTATTAATGATAATGAAGTTCTTGTTCCTAAAGGTATCGACTTTGTAGAGCTAAGTTTAGTAGCTGTTCCTGCAGACCCTAATGCTAATTTCGCACAAGCTATGTGTGAGAGCTTTAAGATGGCAGAAAGTAAACTAACAGTTGCTGAGCCTAAACTTGAGATTGTTGAAAGTCCTAAGAAGGAAGTTATAATTGAAAATATAAAGCAGGAGGAAACTAATATGGCAGAGCTTGAAGACATGAAGAAGCAGCTTGAAGAGTCTCAGAAAGTTATTGAGACTATGAAAGCAGAAAAAATAGCTCAGGAAAAAGCCAAGGCAGAAGCAGAAGCTTTGAAAGTGCAGGAAACATTAAAGTCACAGACTGAAAAAATCCTAGCACTAGAAAAAGAACTAGCATCAGCAAAGGCGGTAACTGAAGCATCAGTATCAAAGGGTGTAGTAGCACCAACAACTACAGAAAGTAAAAATCCAATTGAAGGATATATGCTTGAAAGAGCAGATTCTGGAAAAGGATTTATGATATATAAAACTGATTTCTCTCAACATAAGAGAATGATGAGGTAAACAAAATGGCAAACGCAGGAATCGGAAACCCAGTAGGAGCAGTGCCAATATTTGACGCAATGACTCCAAGAACAATAACTGGTTATGCAAGAAGTGTAATCTCAGGTGGATGTTTAGTATATGCATCAGGTGCAGCAGATGTAATTTCATCTTCTGGAACAGGAACATTTACAACTCAAGCATTACTATTTACAAGTCCAGCATCTGGAGCATTATGTAATGGTATTGCAATGTATTCAGCACCATCAGGTGCTCCAGTTGTAGTAGCTACAGAAGGAGTATTTAACATGGTTGCAGGTGCAGCAGTTGTAGCAGGACAGCCACTAGAAACTGAAGGTTCTAATGCAGTAATACCACTAGGTTCTTCAGTGGTTAGTATATCAACAACAAAATATATAGGAAAAGCATTAACAGGTGCAGGTTCAAATGGATTCTGCCTTGTATATTTGAGGTGCTAAAATGGCAGAAATGAAATATATTAAAGAGTTGCTTCAAACAGGAATAGGCACAGAAGGTAGCTTACTTATACCTAAGAAGATTTATGACACTTTGATTGAAGAAGTTATGAAGATTCTAGTACCAAGAAGCGAAGCAGCATTATACTTTGGACCTGCAGAAATTCCAGGCTCAAGCATTGATGTAGACCTTGTTGTTCCTAACAAGATGAAAGTAAGAGTAGTTGGTGAAGGAGCAGAAATACCTCTTGACCAGACTGAGTACACAAGCATAAACATTAAGCCAGTAAAGTATGGTGTAGCAATCAGAATTACTAAAGAGCTTCTTGAAGATGCTAAGTGGAACTTACTACAGCACAACCTAAAAATCGCAGGAAGAAGATTTGGTGAAAATGAAACATCATTAATTCTAACTGCAATGCAGGGATGTACTAACAACGTTGCAGGTGGTGCAGCAATAACTATTGCAAACATCACAAGAGCAATGCAGTATGTAGAAGATAACGACTACACACCAACTTCATTCTTAATAGGAAACGAAGTGCTTAACGACCTTAGAAACATAGACACATTTGTAGAGTATCAGAAGGTAGGAAACACTGAAATGATTGAAAGAGGATTCCAAGGAACTCTGTATGGATTACAGGTTATGAGATTCTCAACCAATGCAGCACCTTCAACCACTTATGCAAAGTATGGTTATGTCTATGACAAGCTATGGGCATTCGCAATAGCAGAAAAGAGACCTATCACAATAGAGAACTTTGACCTGCCTACTTACGATATGTCAGGAGCTGCAATCACTCAGAGACTTGCAGTTAAGCTTTTAAGAGACGAAGCAGTATGTAGAATATCAACCTCTTAATTGAGGTTGTTTTTTTTATTTTTTATTTTAGATTTTTTATAAACCGAATGGCTGGTAGTATGCCAGTACCGATTTAATCGGTGAGTAGGAGGAAAATATAATGGTAGAAAATGATACAGATGGAGCAAAATCAGGTCTTAGAAGAAGAGACTTTTGGGTAAATTCTTTAGCAGTAGATAATAATATAAGTTCAGATTCAATAGTAAGTCGTTCTATTTCTGGAGCAGATATAACTGTTTCAACAATTAGTGGAGTTACTTCAGTTTTAGGAACAGCAAAAATTAATGATTCTTATAGAATAATTCAAAATGGTAAAGGTGATTATGTAAATCATCTTAAAGCAGAAACTATAATTTCTGGTGGAATGTGGGTTGTAGGAAGTGCAGCAGCAGCAACACCAACTAATATAGTTTTAAAACCAGCACCTTTAAGTGCTTTAATATATCCTTTAGGTATTTGCGTAGGCGATACTCAATCAGGAGCAACAGCATTAGTTTATACCAGAGGAGTTTATAATGGTGTAATTAACCTAGTTGCAGAAGGAACAATTGCAGCAGGACAACCATTCTGTGTAGGTAAAGGAGCAGCTGGAAATTGTGCAGTTGCTTGGACAGCAGGAAGCGTTGCAAGAGGAACAGCAATAGTAGGAGCTGGTAGTGAAGGAATCATTACAGCTTTATTATGGTGATAAAAATGGCAAAAACTAAAATAGATAAACCAGAAGAAAAGGTTGTAGTTAAATTACAACCAACAGCAATCAAAAATCCTTGTCCAAGATGTGGAGCTGAATTAATAGCAATATCAGGAAGAGGAATGTCAGGAACAGATTATGAATGTAAAGTCTGCGGACTTAAAATAACAAAGTAGGAGGAATAAAAAATGGCAGTAGAAACTACAGGTTCAATTGTAAATGGATTAAATATAGGTCTTAGAAATCATTTTAAAGGAGTTTCTGAAGTTATAAGCTTATTGGGAGACCCATCAGCTTTAGTTAATCCAGTTCAAGCAGGAGCAGCACCATCAGGTGGTTGTATTGGTTATGATAAATTAAACGACCAACTTTATTATAATGTAACAGGAAGCACATGGTATAAATTAGGTTCGGTTGAATAAGGAGGTCTAAAATGAAACCTTCAAGATTAGATGTTTATGAATTTAAACAAGCTGATTTTATTCAAGACGCTAACGGTAATTCAGTAATTTATAGCAATACTGCAATAAATGGTGAAATAGTAAAAATAATTTATACCGTTGGAACTTGGGCTCAAACTGGTAGTTTAAACATAGAAGTTTCTGGAACTGGTGAACCAATTTTACTGATGAAAAACGTGCTTAATACAAGTCAGATTAAGTATCCAGTAGTTCATCCTGTAGACAATACTAATGCTGTAACAGGAAGTCCTCAAGGATTTATGCGTAGAGAAGTTGGTCCAGATGGAATACTTAAAGTTTGGGCATCTGGCGTAGGTCCAATAGGAAGCGTATGTAATGGATTATCTGTTTTTTATAGGTGCTAAAAATGGGAGACTGGAATCTTGGCTCGGTTAGTGATTACGTTTATGGTATGATAGCCAATATTCCTTCAACTATTTCTGGTACTATTTTATTACAAATAGCAGACCAGCAAAGACAATTTGTTCAAGATAGAACTGGAACTACAATAGGTAGTAATTCTATAAATATTTCTTATCAAGGAATTATTGGAAATTTATCTTGTGCTAAAACTGCTATCGCTATGGCTAATCAAGGGCTTAATAGTTCAGATTTAAAAATTGGAGATTTCTCAGTAAGTAAATCAAATAAAGTATTAATGGATATGGCTGATAGGTTTGAGAAAAACGCAATGATGGAGCTTGAAAGATTTGGAGTTTACACTCCTTATTACAAGGCATTAGGTTGAGAATATGACAAAAACACAACACGTAATTTGTAACAAGGAGGCAGAGATTGCTACAATGGCAGAGCGTATTAAAAACATAGAAACAAAGGTTGAAGAAGTACATAAAGATATGAAGGAATTTATTAAAACAGCTGATAACAAATATGCAACAAAAGAAGAGCTTAATGAAATAAAAGGTAATGTTAAAGATAATACTTCTAAGATATGGGATATAGCTCAAAAGGTTACTACTGTTGTTACTACTGTTGGAATTATATGGGTAATTATAAAAGGTGGAGTTTAATGTCTAAGATTCCATTAAAATATATAGGAACTCATGCACCTCAAGAAATTATCGAGGTTGAAGATACTCAAGTGGAGGGACTTTTAGCTACAGGGGGTTATGTCTTAGTTGCAAATAATGCTGAAGTCATTACCGATTTGGAAGCTCCAAAAGTTAAAAAGAAGAAATGAGTTTAATAACTGATAGTCAAGACCAAGTAAATAAACTTCTTACATATGCAGGTGAGCCTGTTAGAATTAAATATTATAATATGTTTAATCCTGGTTCTGGATATGATGACGATAAAGTAATGGTTCAATCAGGAACTGATGTATGGACTGTTGGTATGAGACAAAGTATAAATTCAACTTATGGTTCAGATGATGCACAATATTTACAACAAGGTATAATAATGATGCATGATAATAAATTGTATTTACCTGGAAATGTTCAAACCAGTGGATTATTAAAATTAGGAATGGAAGGTTCTCCACCAACTGAAGAATATCAAATATTAGCACAAGGAATGGATATTGGTGTTCATATCAATGGTGATTCTGTTTATCATAAAGTCTATATAAGATTTTTAAAAAATGGTAGTTTAGATGGAGAACAATAAGGAGGATAATAAAATGGAAGTAGAAAGCTTAAAGTTAAACGGACATATAAATTTTGTTCATAAAAATAGTAAAAATGAAGTTGTAGAAATAAGAGATATAAAGAATATGGTAATGAATGTTGGTAAAGCTCAAATAGCATTATTAACAACAAGTGCAGCTGCAGTTCCATTTGACGCTATTGCTATCGGTATAGGCTCAATAAAAGAATCAGGAGTATATACTACTCTAAGTAGTGAAATAACAACTAATGGTGGTCAAAGAAGGTCAGGTACAAACGTAACAATATCAAGAACACAAACAACTGTTGCAGATGATACAGGACAGTGGATTACTACTTATACATTTACAGGCGGATTTGCAGTTGTTGAAGCTGGTCTATTTAACGATGGAACAGCAGGTACAATGTTAGCTAGACAAGGATTTGCACCAATTAATGTAATATCAGGAGATACATTACAGGTAACTTGGAAAGTAGCATTTTCATAAATCAGGATGCTTTCATATTTTCATGGGAACTCAGGAGCAATTACTGCTTTTGGAACTGGAACTAAATATAACTCTCTTCAAAATTCAGGAGTAGCTTGTGCTACAACTGAATCTTATTTTTATAATATTATTCCATGCAATGGAGTATTAACTACATTATTTTTTGCTTCTAGTGTTACACCTTCTGGTTCTGGTACAATAATAGTTACTATAAGAGTAAACGGTGCTGATACAGCAATAACTTGCACTGTTGATAGTGCTGGTGGTGGGACTGCATCAGACTCAGAACATACGGTTAATGTAAGTGCAGGAGATTATGTTAGCATGAAAATTGTAGTTAATAATGCTCTTCCATCTTCTCCTAGATTTACTTGGGTTTTAGGATTTTCTTCAACTACAGCTAAACAAAGTATAATCTCAGGAAATACTTATTCAACTACTCTTTCAACTTCAGCAACTAGATATTTAAGTCCAATGGGGTTAGCTACACCTTCAGCAACAGAAAATGATTATGTTCAAGTTATAGCTGTTGCAGGTACAATAAAAAATTTATATTGTTTATTATCTGGTACTCCTGGAACTGGTAATGATTATGCTTTTACATTAATGAAAAATGGTGAAGCTACTACTTTAACTTGTAGTATTGCCGATAGTGCTACTACAGGAAATGATACTACACATGCTATTACTGTTGCTGCAGGAGATTTAATAACTATAAGAGCTGTTCCTACTTCTGGTCCTACAGCTAGATATGTTGCTTGGGGTTTATGTTTTGAAGCTGACATAGATGGATATTATAATCTTATGACTCATACTGCTGCACCTTCTACTTCTAATAATAGTTATACGAGTATTACTGGTGCTTCTTTAGATTCTGAATCAACAGCTACAGAGGGTACACAATTTATTGCACCTACTACTTTTGTTGCATTGTATATTAGAGCTGCAACTGCTCCAGGAGCTGGGAAAGAATATGCAGTATATTTATCGGATTCTGGAACTGATTATTTTTTTACAACAGTTGCAGGAGTATCACAAACTGCATCAATAGAAGATTATAGTTTTGAAGGATTAGCTTATATAGAGACAGGATTTGTATATACTAAATTAGACCCTAATGCAACACCTAGTTCTAACGATTACGCTATAAGTTATGGTATAAGAAGCGATATAATAACATATGGACAAGATTTAGTAGATTCAGTAACAGCAACAGATTCACAACCAAATATAAATATGACTAGAACTATATCAGATTCAATAACTAATACTGATATATTAAGAAAATCATTGACTAGAATATTACAATTAGAAGGAATAACTTGTACTGATACACTTACAAAATTTAGAGTTTTATATAGAACACTTACTGAAACTTTTTCTATGAGTGATACAATTAATAGAAATATTAGTAAAAGATTAACTGATTCATCTACATTAACTGATACATATACAAGAGCAATAACATTAAAGAGAACTTTAACTGATTCAGTTACTGAAACTGATAATATTAGTAAAGGAAATTTCAAGATTTTAAATGATTCAGTAGTTGAATCAGATAATATAAATAAGAGAACTGGAAAATTATTAATTGAATCAATTACTGAAACTGATACAATTAGAAAAAATATAACTAGATTATTATCTGATGCAGTTACCGATTCAGATACTTTAAATAAATATTTATCTAGAATTATATCAGATTCAGTTACTGAAACTGATATAATTAGAAAAGGAGTAGGCAGAACATTTAATGATAGTGCTAGTATAGTTGATGTATATACTAGATTATGGACAGCTATCAGAACTTATATAGAAACAATTGCTCAAAATGAGATTCAAGATATGGATTTCAAAGGTAATAAAAATGTATCTGATTTAGTTTATATTGCAGATTATATAAGTTTTATTAAACAATTAAAGAGAACATTAACAGATAATATTACTGAATCTGATACATTAAATAAAAGTCCTAGTAAAACATTTAATGAAACAATATCTGAATCAGATATTATAAGAAAAAATAATGCAAGAATTTTAAATGATTCAGTAGTTGAATCGGATAATATAAATAAGGGAACCCAAAGAATATTAACTGATTCAGTTACTGAAACTGATAATATTAATAAAAATATATCAAAATTATTATTAGAATTAACAACATTACAAGATTATATAAATAGGGGAATTGATTTACATTTATCTGAAAATATTAGTCCAACTGATTATTTAAATAAAGGTTATTCGGTAATATTATCAGATTTGTTAAATGCAGTTGATGATTATTCAGATTTATTAAAGCAAATACAAGCTTTATATAATTTAAAAGTTAGATTAGGATATTCAAAAATGAAAGTCACGAGGAGATAAAATGAAAGCAATATTAAATCCAAACATAAGTTTAACCAATGGACTTATAGGACATTGGAAAATGAATGGAGATGCAAATGATAGTTCTATTAATAGATATAATGGAAATGCTACAAGCGTTACATATACTACAGGTAAGATAAGTCAAGCAGTTTCTTTAACAACTAATACTAGTAATATAACTATAACTGGTTTAAGTTCAGTATTTACTCAATTAGGAACATATACCGTTAGCTGTTGGATTTATCCTACAATTTTAGGAACTAATAGGAATATATGGAATTTTGGGGGAGTAGGAAGTAATAGGCATAATCTTAATCTAAGTAGTACTTTATTAGGGTTTCAAAGATATAATGGTACTAGTTATACTGCAAGGATGTCATCTACAATATTTAGTATAAATAATTGGTATCATATTGTATGTGTTAATAATAATGGTACTCTTTCTTTATATGTAAATACTAATACTAATGGTATTAATAGTAATCAATATGCTATCACAGACGGTTCTAATAACTTATATATAGGTTATCCTAATGGTACTACTAATGGGAGTGGTTCATTTTATGGTTTAATAGATGACGTTAGAGTTTATAACAGAGCAATCTCAACAGCAGAAATAGATGCGATATATAATCATGGAAGAGGAAATGAGAGTACAATATCAGAGTCATATAATTCAGATAATACAGAGTTAAGAGTTAATTCTTTAAAACCTGAATTAGTAATAAATAATATAAATGGCACTACCATTAGAAAGAATGGTATGAAAGTTGAAATAGAAGCAAGAGGTATACCACAATGGATATAATACAAAACGATTATGGATTTGATATGAATTTTACTGTCTTAGACAGCGATAGTACACCAATAAATTTAAGTGGTGGAAGTGTTCAATTTACAGTAGCTGATAAATTTACTTTAGGTAGTTTGTTTACTAAGAACTGTACAATAGATACTGCAGCATCAGGGCTTTGTCATTACACAGTAGGTAGTGGAGATTTTTCAGCAGTAGGTAATTATACTTGGCAATTAAGTGCTGTTTGGACTGATAAGATACAATCTTATAGAGCTGATGAGCCAATAGTAGTTGTGAGAAAACTATGATAAAATATGAATTAAAAGGTTCTGAAAAAGTAAAAGCTTTATTAGAGAATAAGAATAAAGCTGCAATACAAGCCATTGCAGAAGCTAATGTTAATGTAGCTATATTTATGGAAGGCAAGGTTAAAGATAGTATTGCAGGCAGGTCTGAAGAGCCTAGAAGCGTTGATACAGGAAATATGATGCGGAATGTAGTAGGTAGAGGAGTTGCTGATGGTGCAGTAATTACTGGTGAAGCAGAATATACAATATACTTAGAAGAAGGAACGAGTAAGATAAGAGGAAGACATCATTTTAGAAATAGTTTAGAGCGTAATAAAAGCGATATTAGAGTATATTATGCTGATAAAATTAAGCAAATATAATTATATAATTTATAAATTAATATTTATAAATAGTAAAAATATATTTTAATATACCTTTAAGCTAAAGGCATATTAAGAGTCAAGCGAGACAAACTATGGTAATAAACTCATCTTCTTGTTTATCGGATACTATTTTATATATTAGAGATTTCTTAAAAACCAATCTAGTAGACCCTAATGCATTAAAAAGAACATTAACTGAAGGATGGATATTTACTTCTTATCCTAAAGAAAATGTAACATATCCTATAATAACAGTTATTGATGACGGTAGTGGAACTATAAAAAGATTAGGTATGCAAAGTATTTTACAATCATATTCATTCACCATACAAATTAGAATCTGGGCAAGAAACATGAAAGAGAAAGATTCTCTTTTTAATCAAGTTTTTGAGCAATTGAGAACTCACCAATTTTTATCAGGTGGAAGTAGAGAAGCTGGAATTCATGATTTTAAAATAGATAGTGTTGTGAATGTTGATGAAGAAGGCGAACAAGGTATTAAAAGTAAAATAATTAGAGTTAAATATATGTATATAACAGAATAGGAGGAAAAATAACATGGCACTTTTTGTAGGAGACCAAAGCAAAGTCGTTATGATATCAGAATCAGGAACTTATGCTAATACTTCAGGAACAGGATTATGGATAGGTCTAGTTCAAGACCATAATCCAGATGAAAGTATGGGTGTAATACCAATTAGATATCAAGGAGCAGCATCAAGAAACGTTAGTGTATTTTCTGATGGACCAATAGATGTAACAGGAACAGTAACTTATTATCCACAGGATTGTAGACTTTTAGGATATGCTTTAGGAAGTATATATTCAGTATCTGGATTGATATGTTCACATTATTATTCTGAAGCAAATTCAGCAACTGGAAACGCATTTACAGCAGGAGTTAAAGCACCTTTTATGAGTTTTACTTTAGAAGATAGTAATACTTTAGTAATAGGTTCAAATTTTAATAGAACATATAAAGGTTGTGTTGTAGATTCATTCAAAATATCTTCAAAACAAGGAGAACCAATATCTATTGATGTTAATTATATTGCTCAATCAGTAACATATGGTTCTGGTGCAACTACAGCAGTTACAGCATCAACTTTAAGACCTTTTATGTGGTCTGATACTAAAGTTATGATTCCATCAGGAACAGCATATGATGAAGTAACTGAATGGGATTTATCTGTTAAAAATAATGTTCAATCAACACATTATTGTAATGGAAGTAGAGTTACTTCTATACCAATACCAACTAATAGAGACTATGAGTTTAATATGACTTATCAGGCAAATTCTGAAAAGACTAAATCACTTGTAGAACAATATTATTTTGGCGGTTCAGAATTTAATATGATGTTACCAACAATTGTAACTTTAGGAAGTAGAGATGTTACAATAACTTTAAGCGGTTGTAAAGTAACAAGTCTTTCAACTCCATCACCAGTAGAAGGAATTATTGAACAAGATGTTACAATAACTGCAAAATCAGCATCTGCAATAGAAACAAATGTAATTTTAAAGATGACACCGTGGTAAATATGATAAATATTTTTTTATTATTTATTTTAATTTTATTTTGGATTTTAAGTAGTTTATATAATAGTATTCTACTTAAAATAGTATTTATTGTAGCATGGTTTGTATTATTTTATATAACTATAAAAAACATTAATGGGGTAATAAAATGGAAAAAGAATTACAAGTAAGCATAAGAATGGTTAAAATAAAAGAAATTAAGTTTTTGGATATGATGAAATTAGATAATACTAATAGAGAGTCATCATCAAAAGCAATTTTAAAGTTAGGAACTGATTTAACAGACCAAGAAATAGAAAATTTATCAGCTCGTGATGGATTAAAAATAACTCAAGAAGTTAATGAGTTAAATGGATTTACAGAAGTAGCAGATTTTCCCAAGCTCTAAGTCTTAGAGAGAAACAATCATTATCTGAATTAACGATAGCAGATTATTTCAAATGGGATTTAGAGCATATAAGAGCTTTAACTTGTTGGGATATAAAGATGATTAAAGTATATTTTAAGAAAATAGAGAGAGAAAATAGAAAAGCTCAAATGAAATCTAAACAGGTAAAAAGATAATGGAAGACAATAAAGTTGAAATTATTATTAAGGCAATAGATGAAGTTAGTGCAACCACTAAAGAAATCGAAAATAAGATTGCTGGTATGTCTAAACAAATTGAAACGTCTTCTAAAAATATGGTTAATTCATTTCAAAAAGGTATAGGTTCATTAATTGCTATTGGTAATGCTGCAGCTTCTGTTGAAAGAATATTTAGTAGTTATCAAAATTTACAACTTAGATTAGAGAATGCTGCAATAAGAGTTGAAGAAGCTCAAAAGAATCAAAGAGATGCACAATATAATTTAAATAAAGTTATGCGTGATGGAACAAGTACAGCTGAAGATATAGCTAAAGCTAAAGACGATTTAGACACAGCCACTAATAGAGTTACGGTAGCTTTAAATAATGAGAAAAGAGCACATGGTCAAATTCTAGGAACATATATACAAATGGGTGTTCAAGTTGCAGTATTAGTAGCTAGTTTACCAGCATTATGGACAGGAATAGTTGGATTAACTACGGCAGCATGGGCTTCAGTTCCAGCTCTTGGTGGAATGGCGGCAGGATTTTTATCAATTTCAATAGCTGGTGCTCCTTTATGGATAGTTCTTACAGCTATAATTGCTGCAGTTGCAGCAGTTGCTGCAGGTATAGCATATTTAGTAAATAAATTTGGTGGTAAAAAAATAGCACCTTTTGATACTGATAATGCTGAACAATATAAAACTAGTCTTCCAGAAATAAAAACTGAAGTAATAGACCTTAGTAGTAATGTAAAAAATTTATCTTCTGAGTATGATAATTTAGGATATTATTTAGATAATATAAAAGCAAAAACTGAACCTGCTAAAACTGCATATCAAGCATTAAGTGATAAGATAGATGAACAAAAAAATGCTATATATAATTTAATGTTAATTAGAGGAGAAAATACAGTTTTAACATCATTAGAACGTGAAGAACTTAAAAAATTACAAGATGCATTAGCAGCAACTGTTTCTAAATATGATGCAGTTACAAATGCAGCAAATAGGGCAGCTGATGCACGTTCAAGAAGATTTGATATTGGTGGTTCAGGTGGTGGAGGATATTATCAAGGAGTTAAAATTCAAGAACAAGATTCATCTGGCAATTGGCATGGAGTTGGTGATTGGGCATCAAAAGGAGTTATGAAAGTTAATGATTTTATGATAGCTCCAGGTGGACAGCCGATGCAGATAAATCCTAATGATACTATAATAGGATTTAAAGGAAGAAATCCTATGGCTGGTGGAATGAATATCACAATCACAGGTAATAATATTTATGGTGTTGATGCAGATAATATAGCTGATGCAATCCAGAAAAAATTAACAAATATGATAAGTGTGTGCTAAATGGTAACATATTCGAGAGTTGAGGTAAATGGAAAAAAGTTTGAAGACTTTAAAACTGCTAGTATAACTAAAGCTACAGGTGATAGTAATTATACTAGCAACTTTACTTTAGCTTATGAGAATTGGGGCGGAATATATAAAAACGCTTGGAATATTGGCGATGAAGTCGTTGTTTCGATAGGAAGCCAATACCCTTTGGGAGATGGCTTAATATTAAGATTCGACGCAAATGATTCTGTAAATAATGTTGGAAATGACTTTGATTTAACAGATGGACTTGTATTTCACACTGATTTAGATAATAATACTTTAGATAATGCAGTCCCAGAAAGAACAACGCCTTATCCACAACCAATTGCTTGGTATCCTTTAGATGGTGATGCTAATGATATTTCAGGATTTGAAAGACATGGAACAGTAGTAGCTGGTGGATTTTCTTCTGCTAGAGGTAAAACTGCTTTTGTAGTAGGTTCTGGAATTTCTGATTATATAGCTTTACCTAATACAGTTTTATCTGGATTAGGAAATTTTACTTTAAATTTTTGGACTCAAATAGATGTTAATGATAATAATTATTTTATAAGTTCAGTTAGAACTGATAATGTTAATGAGTTTCTTTTAGGAGTATTACCTACAGGAAGTTTATTTGGAACAACATTAGGAAGTGCTACTGGAGGAGGATATACGCCTTTTTCATCAGGAACTTCTTTAAAATTATACGATAATGAATGGCATAATATAAGTTTAGTTAGAAGTGGAACTACTGTTTCTAATGCTATGTTATATATTGATGGTGCATTAATTGACACAGTTGCCTGTGGCAGTGGTATCATTAATGCACCTAGTGGAAATACTGTAATGTTAGGGCAAGAAGCTGATATATTCCCAATAAGTGGTTTACAAACTTCACAAAATTTATTTGGTAAGTTACAAGATTTTAAAATTTATGATAGAGCTTTAGATTCTACTGATATATATGATATATATGAAAGTGGAAGAAAGGTTGGAGATTTTAAATCTAATGAATTAGCATGGTATAAATTAGATGGTAACTTATGGGATAGTTCTACTTATGGTTTTACTGGAAGATTAGGTTCTGCTATAACTTATGATTCAGCAGGTAAGATAGGTTCTTGTTTACATTTTTCAGCAGCTGGAGGTTCAGCATTTGTAGATATAGGAAATAATAATATTTTAATGACTACACTTGCGGGTACTGGACCAAAGAGCGTAGCTGCATGGATAAATCCTGCAGATATATCTGCAGGTTATGCTTGGGCTTTAGCAATAGGTTCTGGAGTAGCAACTCAATCAATAGGATTAGGACGTAAAACTGGAAGTATTGTTTATTTAGGATATGGTGCTGATTATTTATATAATGCTAATTTACAATCTGGAATTTGGGTTCACGCTGTAGCAGTATATTCAGGAACACAGACATTTGGATATTATAATGGCTCTTTAATTGGCTCTACTACTACAAATTTTAATACTGGAAGCACAGTAGCATATTTAGGACAACAAACAAGTTTAACACAATATTGGAACGGTAAAATAGATGATGTAAGAATATATCCTTATGCTATAAGTTCTAGTGATGTAGCTTTTATATATAATTCTGGCTCAGGTACAGATTTACCTTTATCAAATTATGATAATGGTAAAATAGGAAATGCTGGAAAGTTTAATGGATATAAATGTTCTGTAAATTATCCACTAGATGATAAATATAATTTTGACGTATCTCAATCATTTTCTTATAGTTGTTTTATAAAAATAAGTTCGCAATCTTCCACTAGTAAGATGATTATGAATACTATTCCAAATTTAAATCCATATACAGGAACTAGTTTACATCTTAGAGATTTAAATACTAATTTTCCAAAATTTACTGTTCAGATAATAACAGATTTAACACAAAGAATTGAAGCTACTTATCAAGCTAATATAAATGATAATAATTGGCATCATATATGTTTTACATATAATGGCAATTCTAAATTATCTGGAATAAAAGTATATGTTGATGGCAGACTTATTTCAATTAATACTGCATATTATGATAATATAGGTACTACTATAAAATCACAAAGAGCACAATTATCAATAGGACATAGAACATTTAGTAATACTGGAGATTTTGATGGTAATATAGACGATGTTAGAATATATAATAAAGAATTAACACCTGATGAAGTTACTTCATTATTTAATAAATTAAATACAGGAGGATATTTTTATGGTAAATAATTTAGTTGCATGGTATCCTTTAAGATATACAGCAGATGATTATGCTGGTTGTAAGCATGGAAATGTTGTAGGAGTTCCTAGAGAATCAGCTTGGTATAGATTCACAGGAGATGTTAAAGATAGTTCTGGGTATGGAAATAATGGCAGTGATTTTAATATAACATATATGCAAGATGGAGATTATTTTGCAGGATTATTTAATGGTGTAAATAGTTATGGAAATATTAGTCATAATACTAATTTACTTAATAATCTATCAGGAGTTAATCCTAAAAGTGTTTTCTTTTGGGTTAAACCTATGGCTTATCCAACTGATTCATTTGCAGGTTTAGTAAGTTTAGGTTCAAATAGCAATAATAGTATGTTTTCTATTAATTATGCATCTAATGGAAGTTTATATTATAATGGTGGAAGTAATCCAATTATAATAGGTTCTTTAGCTTTAAATGAATGGGCTCATGTAGGAATGACATTTTTAAATGGTGCAGTTCAAGTTTATAGAAATGGCTCTTTACTTTCAACAGGAAGCAGAGCTTGGAAATTAAATCCTATATCTGGAACTATTGGAATGTTAATGAATGGTTCAGGATTCTTTAATGGATATATGGATGATATTAGAATATATAATGATTATTTAAAACCAACAGAAGTTTTAAAATTATATAATATTGATAATGGAACAGATTCAGCTTTAAGTCTATGTTCTTCAGGAGTTGCTATTTTTGATGGATATAATGATTATGTTAATTGTGGAAATAGACAATCATTTGTGATACCTAGTGGGACTTTAGCAACTTGGATAAAAACTTCTGATGCTGGAACTTTTAAACGAGGATTAATTGTAAAATCATTATCATATAATTTGTTTTTAATAGATAATAAACCAGGATTCTATAACTGGGGGTCTGGAACTTCTGGCGTTCAAATTCAATCAGCAGTTACAGTAAATGATAATGCTTGGCATCATATAGCTTTAACTTATGCAGATAAAGTTGAAAATGGAGCTAATATTTTTGTGGATGGTAGTTTAATTCTTACAAATACTATAAATTCATCAAGCGATTCACAGCCAATTTATTTAGGATGTGGAGGTTCATTAGATGTAAATAAAATACAATATTATGGTGGGGAAATGAAAGATACTAGAATATATAGTAATATTTTATCGCAAACTGATATTAAAAATTTATATAATAATGGCTCTGGAATAATTACAAAGAATATAGGGTGGCAATATGAGTAAAGAATATGTATTTGATGGAGAAGATGATTACATAAAAGTTACTCCTATTAAAGCTATAAAAACAGATAAAGGATTTTCTTTTACTACATGGTTTAATGCTGATAGAGTTGTTCAAGGTTCATCAGGTTATCCTAATGGAAATAGAATATTTACTCAAAATAATGCTCCTGATTATACAAATATTTTTTTACCTGGAAGTTTTGACCATAATATAACAGGAAGTTCATGCGACCATACAAGAATAAGATGGCAAGGGTATAATCCATATCCAACTAGTGGAGGAACTTTTTATTCAAATGCTAGTATATTTGCAGGAAGTTGGTATCATTTAGCTTGCACTTATCAACCGCCAAGTGGTGGATTTATTTATATTGATGGTGCATTAGATTCATCTGGAACAGTAATGTTGGCTGATAATAATACTGCAAATATATGTATAGGTGGAAATTTTGTTAGTTCTACTGTTGTTGATTATCCATTCCAAGGTAAAATGAAAGATATAAGAATTTATGAAAAGTTATTATCAGCTGATGATATTTCTATGATTTATAATAATGGCATAGGTTTAGATATTAATAATTCTGGAAAAGTATTAATAAGAGGAATGTTAGAAGACCAAGATTTTGCAGCAAAAGAGCAAAGAAGTGATGTAAGTTTAAGAGGTAGAGATTACGGAATGCTTCTTCAGGATATAACTATTCCGCCAGAAGTTTATACTAATGAAGAAATATCAGAAATAATAATTGATTTAATGAAAAAATATTGCACATGGCTAACTTATAATAATGTTCAAAATACAGGAATAACATTACCAAGACAAGTATTTAATCATATAAGTTTATTTGATGCATTAAAAGATTTATCTAATTATTGTAATTATACTTTCTATGTTGATAATAATAAGGATTTACATTTTGAACCTAGAGCAAGTTATAATAGCGGATATACATTAGACAATTCTAATACTATAACAGCTCAATGGAAAAATACTAGAAAGGAATTAGCAAATAATGTTTGGGTTTATGGTGATAAACAATTATCGACTTGGAAAGAAATGTTTAATGCTTTCCCATTAGGTAGTACTTTATATTTAGGAAGTATAGCACCAACTTCAGGCGGTTATATTTGGATATATACAGGAAGTAATCCTACACCTAATGGTAGTTATTATAGTACAGGTAGTCAAGCTACAGCAGGTAGTGTATATAATATTTATTCAACTGGTTCAGTTTATACATTGCAATATAATCCATCAAATACTCAAGTTGAAAGATTGGGAAGCGTTATAAAAGGTGGAGTTGCAGAAATGTCATTAGGTTCTGGAACTCAATATTTAGTAGATTATCAAGATAAAAATATTATTCTTGTATCTGGTGTAGGATTTGGAAATAATGTATATAGTAATGGTAGTATAATTATTACTTATGATAGAAGCTTACCAATAATAAAATATAGTATTGATAGAGTTAGTGAAGATTATTATGGACCTAAAGATAAAGTAATAATTGATAAATCAATTAAAGATGCTAAACAAGCTGAAACTGTAATGAGAAATGAATTAAGTATATTATCAAATCCTAAAACTGAAGGAACATTAGCTTTAAGAAGTGAGAATGAATATATTCCAGGACAATATGTATTATGCAATTTTCCTAATGAAGGAATAGGAAGTAAAGCATATGATATATTACAGGTTGATTATAAATTAGATAAAGTATCTTTATTATCTGATAATTATTTACAGTTAAAACTTAATCAAAGAATAAAAACTTTAACAGATGAATTAACACAGATGAAAAAAGATTTATTGAAAATTCAATCTGGTGAAATAGATAATGCTGATTTATTAACTAGATACGAAAGTTTTGATGGTTCAGTAGCACCTAAAGCTCATTATAATATTTATCAAAGAAGTATTGGAACAAGTTTTGTAATGGGAAATTTAAACTTAGCAAGAATAGGAATAAGTGCAATTGGAAGTTCAGGACTTGCATCTTGGGCTTTAGTAACTTCAGGAGGAGATTATTAATGGTTATTACAAATGTAGGATTAAGCGGATTAACATTATTAATGGCTGGTTCAAGTACACCACCTGCGTATATAGCAGTTGGTATAGGTAGTAAAACTGAATTAAATACAGTAAGTTCATTATCAGACATAAAAGTTATATTACCTTTTTCATCTAGAGATATTTCAACATATAAAAATATAACATGGACTTCAGATTTTAGCAGTGTATTAATGTCAGGATTAAGTTTTAAAGAATTTAGTCTTAATACAGGAAGTCCTGCACAGGAAGCTTGGCATTATGTTAATTTAGGTAATGGTGTAACTTTTGATGGTTCTAATGAATTAAGAGTAGAATTACAATGGAGAATAATATAAATGGCATACAATAATGTACCTAATGGTAGTATTTTTTACGCTGCAGATTGGGCAAGTTTTCAAAATCATAATCATACATCTGAAGTTAGAGAAGGAAGAAATTTAAATGCTCTATCTTTTGTAGCTGATAATATGCTAGAAGGAGTACCAGAAACTTCTTATAGACAACTTCAAGTTACAACATTTACTAATAGAGATAGATTAGCAGCAGATTATTTTAATATAGGTAGTGGAAAAAATTATACTGTTAGTCCTCCTAATTCAACTAGTATTTATAATTCATCATCATATATTGGAAGGCATTTAACCAATCAAGCTTCTGGAGATACAACCTATAATCCAGATGGAGCTACATGGGAAGAGAATGCATTTGACGATAATGATGGTACACCTGCACAAGTTTATGGTGCTTTTAGTGGTTTGGTAGGTAAGACTTTAGGAAAGATATTTTCAACACCTAGATATATAAAATCAATTAGATTAAATGTTTGGGTTGGAACTGAGACTATAATTAATACTGGTATGACAATAGTTCTTAAAACCTACGATGGTTCTACTTGGAATACCGTGACAACTTTAGCATCTAGTGGAAGTGAAGAGGCTTTCAATATATCTTATAATGATGTTTATACTTTAAATTCTACAGTTCAAGGAATAGCTATTTATATGACAGTATATAATAGAGGAACTCCAGATATAGATGATTTTAGATGGTATACTATAAGTTATGGAGTTTGCGAAAATACTTATGTGGTTTGTAATAATATTTTACCTTTAGATGGTTCAGAAAAAACTTGTTTAGTATATGCAAATAATTTATTGCCTGGAAGTACGTCTATGAATGTAAATTTATCAGATGGAACAAATACTATTTATAATCAAACTTTAGGTCAGATTATAAATATAGGTTCTTTATCTACTGGTAGTCTAGGATTAATTTTTAATTTAAATACTACTAATGGTAGTTATAGTCCTTCATTTTACGGTTATGGGGTGTATATTAACAAATGAGCTTTAATGATATAGGTAATGGAAGTAGTTTTACATCTACAGATTGGGATAGTTTTCATAATCATAACCATACAAATAAAACTAGAAATGCTCAATATTTAAATTCTAGAGCAATTTGTAACTCTGAATTTTTATTAGGAATACCTCAGCAATCATATCAGCAATTTAAAGCAACAACATTTACTAATCAAGATTTTTTAGCAGTAGATAAATTTACAACTGCATCAGGTGCTAATAGTACATATTCAGGTGGAACTGCTATTTGGACTGGTAGTTATTATACAAGTTCTACATCTGGAACTAATATTGATACAACTTACAGTACTATTAATAGAGGTGTATGGGCTAATGTAGAATCAGCTTTTGATTATAATGATAGTACATCTGCATCTTTTTTAAGATATCATGAAGACCCTTACGGTGCATATGATACAACAGGAAGATTAGGAAAAACTTTTTCAGCTCCAAGATATATAAAATATGTTAGAATAAAAGTTTCAGGTTGGGTAAGTTATTATTATAATTATAAAACAGTTGCTATAAATTTATATACTTATAATGGCTCTACATGGACATTTGTTGCACAAATAGCATATTCAAGAGTTGGAACAGGATATTCACCTTATGCCCAATATAATGATTATTATAATTTGGATGCAACAGTTCAAGGAATAGCAGTAGAAATAGCAACAGATACTAATGATTTAACAGGTGGTGACACTTTAGGTGGAAATATATATGAGCTTTCTTATTCTGGATTTGTAGACTCAACAATGATTACAAAACCTTTACTACCTTTAACAGGAAGTGAATTTACAGCTACAACTTATGTAGATGCTAATCTGCCTGCTGGAACTAGTATAAATATAGATTATACTGATGGAACAAATACAATATCAGATTGTGTTATAAATAAATCTACAGATATTTCATCATTAAGTTCTGGAAGTATTGGACTAACATTTAATTTTACAAGCAACGGTTCACTTACTCCAAAGCTTTTAGGATATGGGGTGTATATTAACAAATGAGCTTTAATCAAATTACAAATGGAAGCGTATTATATAATGAAGATTGGGAAAGTTTAGCATATCATTATCATACAGGAGCAGAAAGAGATGGTGAATTATTAACAAAGCAATGTTTTTCACAAACACAAATTGTTGCAGGAATTCCTCAAAACGCTTTTCAATTAGTTCAAGCTGTAAACTTTACTAATGGTGGGAGATTAGCAGCAGATGTATATACAGACAGTAATGGTAGAAATAATACAGTTACTGGTGGAACAGGAAGTTTTTATAGCAATAATTATGTATGCCCATTAAGTGCTGGTAGTTATGTAAATTCAACAGTAATTCATTCTGGATTATTAGCACTTGATTCAAATACAGGTGGATTTGTTATTTATGGAAGAACTTTATTAGAACCTTCAACTACAATAACTGCAACTGTATCTAATGGTACTATAACTCATAGTGGATTAGAATTAAATACTTCTAATATAGCTAGTTTAAAAACTGGTAGTTTAATATTAACTTTTAATTTAAATACAACTAATAAAGCAAATACGCCACATTTATATGGCTATGGAGTGTATCTACTAAAATGAAAACAACAATACCTATGAGCAAGAAGCTTCAAGAGAAGATTCAAAATGAAGGAATTGAGAAAGATGTATTTAGTCATATACAGAAACTAAATACATTTGAAACTTTATTTTATTGGATTATTGATACTAAATTTAGAACTTCTGTTAATTTAAAATCTTGGCTAAAAGAGCAAGACGGTAATGCTCAACTAGCAAAGATTGTAGAAGATAATGGATGGAAGAATATTAAAAATAAAGATAATAGAGTACTAGCTATTTTAAAGTTCTTCCAAAATGGGAAATATTTAACTTATACTGGAGACCTGAAACAATATGAGCGTACTGACTATTGGGCAACAGTTAAAGAAACTTTGGCTACTCAAAAAGGAGATTGCGACGACGGTGCTATTCTTGTTTATCACGCTTGTCGTCTCGCTGGAATTGACGATACCAGACTTTATTTGGTGGCTGGTGATGTCATTGGTGGCGGTCACTGTTATCTTGTGTATGTTGCAGATGATGGAGTAGAATATCCTATTGATTGGTGTTATTGGGCTGATAAATCTTTAACTATGTTAGTTCCATATTTTAATAGAGAAGATTATTATTATGGAGAAAAGGAATGGTTCAGAGTAAATTGTTCTGGATTATATAGACAAAAGGAGATGAAAATATGACTAAATTTAGTTGGAAAGGATTTGATTGGAAGAAATTATTAATGGGCGTTAAGAGACCAGCTATTGCTTTAATTGCAACAGGTTTGGCATCTTTAGCATTAGAGCCACAATGGGCATGGGTAGCAGGAATATCAGCAGAAAGAGTTTGGGCTACTATTGAGTTTTATTTACAAGAATAAAATATAACTCACCTCTCAGAACATCCCCCAGAAGAGTTCAGGCAAACCCCGCCTTATAGGCATTCTTTCTCTTCTGGGGTTTTCTTTTAATTATATAATTTAATTAATAAGATTTATATATAACATAAAATATATTATTATTATATGAAAGATATATATTCTATGGTTAAACAGGAAGACAGGGTTCAGTTACAATTTAAGAATCCTATTACTCGTCAAAGTCTTAGCTTTACAATGCGTAATATAACTCTTGAGGAAGCTTATAGTAAATTTCTTTTTATTGCTAAAGAGCTTGAAAAGCAAGATGAAGTTAGGCTAACGATATATAATACAAAGAATAGACCAAAGGTGATAGAAAATGCCAAAAAGACAATTAACTGAAGAAGAAAAGACAATAACAAGAAGAAATGTAGATAAACAAAAAGAGCTAATAAGCTATTACGGTTTCATAATTGACTATTATGAACTAGAGTTAAACAAAGGAATTGGTGTAGCTTTAGAAGAAAAGAGAAAAGAATATGCTGATAAATTAAATCAGTATAAAAATAAAACAGATGCAAAATCACAATATGAATTTGCTAAAGCTGAATTAATGTTAAAGACAGGTCTTACTCAGAACTCAATGAAGCAGATTAGAGAATATACAGAAACAATAAAAGCAGCAAGAGCAGACTTACAAATGGCTCAATTTGCAATAAGAGCAGGAGAAGACCAGTTAGAAAATGGTGTAGAAGTAGCATATAATAAAATTAAAAGAAGAAGAAAGTAGGAGGATTAACGATGGAAATTATAAGACCACAAACACAGGCAGAAAAAAGAGATTTTAGAAACATTGAAGGCAAAGATTATAGAAAAGAGTTTGAGGCTAAACTTAATGATTTTGAACAGCAATGTATGAGAAAATATATACCTTTTTGTAGTAGATGTGCAAGATATGAATACTTAGATAAGATTGATAGTATTGTCAAAGAACAAGAAAGAAGCCAAGGATTTGTAGATTATAGCAGTGATGCTTTTAAAAATATAACAGTAGATTTTAATAAATACTGTGACGCTTCAAGGTTTAATCTATTAGTATCTGCTGAAGTTTATGAAGGTAAAATGGTAGATGGACAGAAAGTTAGTGTTCATACAGGCTTTAATGAAGACTTTAAATGTAATGTTAGAGGCTGTGGAATAACTGTCAATGTTCCTTTATCAGTAGCAAATGAAAGAAAAATAAAGAAGTAAAATTTACTTCTTTTTTTATTTTAAATTTATTATTTTCTTAGCTGTATTTTCCCAAGTTAAAAACATAACAGAATCTCTAGCTATTTTTCTTTTAAGGTCTAAGTCTTTACTATTAAATGCTTCTCTCATCTTCTTTCTTAAATCTGTTATACTTGGCATAGCCCACTGTGTTTCTTCATACATAATATTATTAGGTTTAACTAATTTATAATCAATTAGCCATCCATTATCATTATCTACAAAGTCTATCTGTCCGCCAAAATTTGTTACTATGGCTGGAAGCCCACATGACAAAGCTTCGGCAACTGGTAAATTGAAAGCTTCACCCATTGTAGCACTTACAAACACATCACCTTGTTGATATATCTCTTTTATTAATTGCTGTTGAGATATAGGCTGGTCTGTTATCATAACACAAGGTCTTTCATCTTTAGGTTTTGATAAGTTTAATGATTCAATTGCTGCAACTATATTGAAATCTGGATTATACACCTTATTGATTTTTAATAATAGTTTAACCTTTTCATCCTTATTAAATTCTTCAACATATGCTTTTATTATATATTGCATTCCTCCTCTATCATTTAATGCATCTGCCCAACCTTTATGTGCTAAAAATATAAAATCTTCATCTCTTTTTTTTCCTGGAATAAAAGCTTTTACATCTACACCGTGAGGTATTATTTCTATTTTTCCTCTAATTGTTTTATCATCTGTAGTATTATATATAGCTTCTTTAGTATGATTACTTGCTACAAAGATATATTTAATTCTTTTATCTGATAAATGTTTTAGCCAAAATGTTGGTATAGATGTTCCTTCCCATATAACAAATTGTGCAAAGTTTTTACTATTAATAAGATATGGCGTATTTAGATGTGGAAGATTTATATAAATATCTAATCTATTTTCAGCATCTTCTAAAGTTTTTTCAATAGCTATTTTTTCAACTTCTGTTACCTGTGTTTGCCAAGCAGAAGGCAATTGCTCTTGGCTTAATTTTACATTAGGATGCTGATTGATTAAAGCATTTAATAAGCTTCTAGTATGTGAAGCATATCCTGTCTGTCCAAATATATTACCTATTATGTTAATTTGTTTCATTGTAATACCCTCTTTTTATATTTTGATAAGAAATCACCGTGTTCTTTTGTTAAATTTCTGAGCCATCTTTCAGTTGTCTTTTGGTCTAAAGCTACTTTTTGTGCATAGTCTGGAAATCTACATCCACCACTGGGTGTCTGTAAATGAAATGCTTTAGCAGTTATATCAACTCCTAATTTATAGCCTTTTAATATAGCTTGTAAACTAAACCAAAGTTCTTCTCTAAATCCAACAAAGCTTAAACTTTCAGGATATTTAATCTTCTTTTCTATCTCTGATAGATATACTGCATTGCTTCTAAAGTTAGTTGCAGGTATTATATTTGATATTCTATCATCTTCTGATTTAATATAACTATAACCACAATCATCTTTATATTCTATTATATTACCATCTTTATCTAAAGACATATCATTTATAATAGGCTTAACAAAGCTAGGCTGTCTCTCCCATTCTGCCATAGGCATATTGGGAGTTACGCCAGACATTAAATCATATCCTTGATTTATACCATTAATCATTTTTAATAGATAATCTGATTCTAATATTACATCATCATCTATTCTAGCTGAATATTTATTTTCATATGTATTATTCTTTATTAATAAATTTCTAATAAAGCAAACTCCTCTAGGTAAATCATTTCTTACAATTTTAATTCTATGTCCTTCTTGTTGAAGTCTTGCAATTATGCTCATTAAGAAATGACATGATTGAACTGGTGTTTGACTTTCATCGCCTATTATTATGTCAAAATCTTGATAAGATTGAGTGCGTAAAGATTGCAAACACAATGCAAGTTCTGAATGTCTATCCCTTGAAGCTATTTGTATTGTTATTCTATTATTCATTTTTATCCACCTCTAATGTAATATATAACTGCGGTTGCTGATTTACTTTTCCCTCATGGTCATCAATAACCTCAATAATTTTATAATATGCTTTTCCTATCATATCCTTAACATTTTGAACTGCATAGCTATCATATGCTCTATCAAATTGTTGAAAACATAAAGGACTTACCGAACGCCTATGACTAAAATCACCCCATGCTAAAAATGGAAAGTTAGGATGTGGTACTATTATTTTTATCTTACTACCATTAACACATATTCTATGCATTTCTTTCATTAAGAAATAAGCATCTTGTACGTGTTCTAATACATGACTACAATAAACTTCATCAAAACTATTATCATCAAATGGTAGTCCTTTATCAACATCTCTAACTATATCAGGATTACATAAAGGGTCTATATCTAAATTGACCCAGCCTTCTCTCTTTCTATTTCCACAACCGATGTTAAGCTTTCTTAATTTTTCCATTTTTAGTCCTCGGAAACTTTACATATTCTGTTTCTGTAGTTT